GATCACAGAAACTGGTTTTTCAGTTAACTCAACTGGACAACTAATTTCACTAGGAACAAGAAAAATACAAACTTTCATCGGCACACTTGCTGGTACTGATACAGGTACAGCTTATGCTGACGGAGATGTTCTTGTTGAACTAGGAACTTTAAACACAGATGTGCCTGATGATTTAGTAACAGCTACTAAAATCTTCATCCACAAAGCAACTGTACTTGTTACAACTGTTAGTGGTCCAACTCTTGTTGGAGGATTATCATTAAGTGCAACTTCTGGAACAGCTACTAACGCAGCTGTTTCTTCTGGAACTGAAATTGTTGGTGCAGGTGTTGCATCTGTTAATCCAAGAATTTCTGCAACAGACTCAGTAACTGAAGTTGATCTTGACTTTGATTCAGCAGCTTTCCATGTATTTGAGCCAAACATTAGTGCGGCAGTTGCTAGCAAACACTTATATGCGTTTGCAACAACTACATTGAATGGCGATGCTTCAGCTGGACGATTTACAGTAGAACTAGATTATTCAGTAATGTAATAAACTTTTGTGGGCCTTCGGGCCCACACGTTCTTGATTAAGGAGGGAACATGGCAGACACAGTAACAGGACCTACAATCCTACAGGAAAACGACAAACGGGTTACAATTAAAATAGTCAATCAATCAGATGGAACTGGTGCTACAACCGTATTTGGTGACGTATCAGCATTGAATGGTGACGACGATGGTAACTCAGTAGCTCACTTATCACTACAAAGAGTATGGTGGTCATGCGCTAATGGCGATGGCGGCGATGCTTTTGCACGTTTAGATGAAGAAGATTCAGACGGAGATATTCCAATCATAACTTTAATAGACTCAGGATACTGGGACTTTAGAGAGTTTGGTGGCATACCTGCTGATAAATCATCTAACAGTAACCAAAGTGATGTTAACTTTGTTGTACCTGGTGCAGCGGATTCTGGTAATACATATACTTGCATAGCAGAATTTAAAAAAATATATTAAGGAGTAGCTAATGCCTAATACTACTTCAGGAACAGCAACGTTCGATAAGACTTTTGCTATTGATGACATCATAGAAGAATCTTTTCAGAGAATAGGTTTTGATAACATCACAGGTTATCAGATGAAATCTGCAAGGCGTTCTATGAATATTATGTTTCAAGAGTGGGGTAATAGAGGACTACACTATTGGGAAATAGACGAAACCAATATTGATTTAGTTGAAGGTCAAGCTGAGTATCACTTCTTTAGAAGTGCTGCTGACGATACTTCTGACAGCAATAGAGCACAGGCAACCACCAATCAAACAGCATCAACTATATTTGGTATAGATGATATATTAGAAGCAACATACAGAACAAACAGAACTCAAACGTCACAGCAAGATGTGGCGATGACAAAGATTAACAGGTCAACTTATTCTGGTTTAGCTAATAAATTAACAAAAGCACAGCCAACGCAATATTATGTTCAACGATTAATTGATCGAGTAACTTTGTTTGTTTACCCAACTCCAGACTCAACAGCTGGTGCTGCAGATATGCATTTATATTTTGTAAAAAGAATACAAGATGCAGGTGACTTTACAAATGCAAGTGACATACCTTATCGTTTTGTGCCTTGCATGGTATCTGGTTTAACTTTTTATTTATCACAAAAATACAGACCAGAGCTGGCACAGCAAATGAAACTGTACTACGAAGATGAATTTAATCGTGCATTGACTGAAGATGGTTCTTCAACAAGTACGCACATAACACCACAGGCGTATTATCCAAATGTCTAATTTTTCATCAGGTAAAAAAGCAAAAGCAATATCAGATAGAAGTGGTATGGCTTTTCCATATCATGAGATGCTTAAAGAATGGAAT